TGCGAAAAAAAGGAAAATAGAAAAAAGTAAAAAAAATATAGAAAGGTAATATTATGAGTAGTACATCAATTAACGTGCATGCACGTGATGAAGGAGTAAAGCTGGAGATTTACCATAGTAATTATGGTTCTCGTTTTACTGTAAGCACAGGGCCAATGGAGATTACTTTCTTTGTTGATTCTCCAGAAGAAATTGCTAAGACTTTGAATCCTTTAAGTTGGAAGATCACTGATCATAGAGATGATGAGGAAGAATAATGGGAAGATTAAAAGATATTCAAACTGAAGCTGAGGAAAAAGCTGCTGATCCTGTATTTAGGTTGGCGGTTATTCTTATTATGGAGGATGTTTTAGTTGATTTGTTTGAGAATGTTAGTAGAAAGTTTTCTCAGTTTTTTGTGTTTAGGCAGGAGTTACGTAATTTTGTATGGAAGAAGACTAAATAATGTTTGAGCTTAAAGAAGATGACAGTGTTTTGTATCGTGCTGATCTGAAACATTTTCGTATTGTAAGAATGAAAGGGACTGATACTTTCTTACCTGATACGTATACATCTGCATGGGATATTCAGATGAGTGATGCTTATTCTAATGAGGTTGTTAGTAAGGATGCTAGAACACGTATAAGTGAGTGGGGCAAGATACGTCTTGAGCTTGAAACAATGGAGAAAATTGTTGACAACTCTGAAGATCTGTTTGGGTATCAGTGGTGGACTGGTCAGATGATTCGTGAACCTAATGATAACAAGTGTATTTTTATTAATGATGGTACTGGTTTAGGTAAGACTCGTTCTGCTTTGGCTGGTCTTTCTAATAACTTTAGGTTAGGTACTAATATTATTGTTTGTCCTAAGGTGGCTATTCCTATTTGGAAGCAGGAGATTGAGCTGTTATTCCCTGGCGCTGATTATATTACAATCGTTGGGGACGCTAAGGAACGTCGCATTCGCTTGAAACATGTTGAAGATGTCAATTTTACTATCATTTCTTATGACAATTTAATTAAGCATGTTAGTTGTAGGCACTGGCCTAATAGCAAGAAGCTACCTCCACGTGAGCTTGATGAATACAATTGGAATTCTGTTATCATTGATGAGTCTCATAGGATTAAGAGTCCTAAGGCTTTGCGTACCCGTTGTTGCTGGACTCTTAGCGAGAATGCCGATAAGCGTATAGCTCTAACTGCTACCCCTACGACTGGTAGTCCTGAGGATTTGTGGGCGCAATGGAGATTCCTTGCCCCGACTGAATTCCCTACTTTGTCTGATTGGCGTGAACGTTTTCTTAATATGATAGAGACTTGGCATGGTGGTATTGAGTGTGTTGGTTGGAATGAAACTGGGTATACGTATTACCGTCAGTTATGTGGTTGGCGTACTACTGCTCGTAACTTTGATGATCGGAATGTTGCTTATGCTATGAAGGGTATGACGATTCCTGAAGAAGGCCCTCATACTGTTATTAAGGTTCCTCTGAACACACTTCAGAGACAGGGATATGACCAAATGTTGGAATCCTATATATCAATGTGGGAAGATGATGTTCTTATTGCTAAGAATGATTTGGATAAGTTCACGAAGCTTAGACAGTGGGCTAATGGCAAACCTGTTTTGAATGATGGGAATCGTGTGATGGGTTTGGATACTCCGTCAGCTAAGGTGGATGCTTTAGTTGATTTACTTTCTGATGTTGATTGTAATGTTGTTGTATTTTGTGAGCATTCTAAAGTAGCTGGCATGTTTTATCGTGCGCTTGAAGAACGTTTGCCTGGTGATTTTATGTCACCAATGATAATTACAGGTGATACTAGGTTTGTTACTAGAGATGCTTATATTAAATTGTTCCAAGATACTGAGGATTTAACTAAAAAGATTCTTGTATGTACTAGTGGTACGATGTCTGAGTCTGTGTCTCTTACTAATGCTGGGTTACTTGTGTTTGCACAAGAGCCTACGAGTATGCAACAGTTTGTTCAGTGTCGTGGTCGTGTACGTAGGGTTGGTTCAACTAATGTTGTTCCTGCTGTTTCCCTTCGGGCTGAGAACACTATTGAGGATGGGCTTGCTTTGAAGATGAATACGAAGTTGAATTATCTTGAAGAGTATTTTATGAATCTTGTTAATGAAAGGAATAAGAAATGAGTAGAAAATGAGTAAATTAATTGGGCATATCCCTGTTGATTCGGGGCAGATGATGTTGATAGATCCTTGTTATATCTTGGCTGATAATAACACTAAGGATGAGAAGCTTAATAAGTTATACGAAAAGTGTATTGACGTTACTTGTAGCGATAATATGGCTGGAACTATTGATCTTGGTGCAGTATCTAGTACTGGCTATGGCGATGGTTCTTACCCTGTGTATGTGGAGTATGATGATGGTCGTGTATCCTCATTGACTATTAAGTTCATAGAGCCGAGTGATAGATGGTAGGAAAGAATATGACGTTCGGAGCTTGGCTTCGATACGGTATTGACCAGGGTTATTGTACTGATAGGTATTGTGAGAATCATCAAGCTCATGCTTATGAGGATGAGAAGCTTTTTCATGATCTTATGGAAGAGTATGATGGTCGAGATTTCTGTTGGCCTATAGTAAGATTGCGTACACTGGCAGAAGATGATTAAACTGTAACGTGAAGATATTATTCTATGACATAGAAACGGCCCCTAACTTATCGTATGTATGGGGTCATTATCAACAAGATGTCATAGCGCATGAGCGTGAGTGGTACATGTTATGTTTTGCTTGGCGTTGGGGTCATCAGAAGCGAGTGAATGCTTGTGCTTTGCCTGACTTTAAGAAGGCTTATGCTGAAGATCCTGAGAATGATTACCATGTAGTTAAGAAGCTGCATGAATTGTTTGATGAGGCTGATGTTATTGTTGCTCATAATGGTGATGCTTTTGATTATAAGAAAGCTAACGCTAGGTTTGTAAAGCATGGGCTTGGTCCAGCTTCACCTGTTAGTTCTGTTGATACGCTGAAAGTAGCTCGTAAGTATTTTAAGTTCACTACTAATCATTTGAATAGTCTTGGTAAGTTCCTTGACATTGGTGTAAAGACTGATACTGGTGGCTTTAAAACCTGGGCTGGTTGTATGCGTGGTGATCCTAAGTCTTGGAAGATCATGGTTAAGTACAACAAGCAGGATATTAATCTTTTGTATGATGTGTACTTGGCTTTGCGTCCTTGGATGACGAATCATCCTAACCATAATATGTATACAGAAGAGAATGGTTGTCCTACTTGTGGCAGTAATCGTATGATGCGTCGTGGGTATAAGGTGACTAAGACTATGCGATATGTTCAGATGCAATGTCAAAGTTGTCGTGGCTATTCGCGATTGCGTTTAGCTGATAAAAGAAATGGGCCTGAGATAGTGCCGTAAAAATAAAAATAAAAAAGAAAGTAAAAGAGAAAGGAAAATGAAATGGAAATGACTAGAGAACCGTATTCATCGGATGATATGCCAAGAGAAACGATGAAGAGAACTCTTGATTATGATCATGGGGAGAAGCTCATTGTAAATGCTGAGGTTATTAAGCGCCCTGTTGAGGGAGTGCCTGGCGAATTTGAGTATTTTTATTCCATGATGATGGATATTCCTAGTAATGCAACATCTAGTAGTAGTTGTGTGATGGCAGGTAGCCCTGTTTATGATCAGTATGATGAGTGTGTTATAGCGATGAATGATCGTTTAAAGAAATGGGTTGATGAGAGATATGACGTTTGAATTTAAGTATTGCCCTGCATGTGGTGGTGAAATGAACCACCCATTTGTGGCATTGAGTAGAAGAGATAATAAAACAATCGTGTGTTCTGAATGTGGACAACGTGAAGCTTGGGAAGATACAGAATCCTACGCAAAAAAAGAATGGGAGAAACATGTCGCTGACAATAGTAAAAAGGTTTAATGATAAGGGTGAACGCCTTGATCCTGCAGAGATGAGTGTGTCTGCTACTGGGCTTGTTGCTTATAGCCAATGCGCTCGTAAGTTTAAGTGGCAGCGTGAAGATAGTTGGGAATATGATGGGCCGAAGAAAGCTAACGCTATGTGCCTTGGTTCTCTTGTCCATTTTCTTATAGAGGTGGGGTTGCCTACCTTTATGAAGCCTGAGTGTGGTTCTATGTCTGCTATTACTGTAGCTAGTAGAGAGATTGATTCTTGGGTAGCTGCTTACACAGATAATGAGATGGTTCAAACACAAATCTATACTGATATAGTTCCTTACGCTAAGTTCATGGCGACACAAACTTTCATTTGGTTTGAGCAAGAAAAGTTTTTTGATCGTTATGAGATTATTTCTATGGAGGAAGATTATGCTCACATGCTTGACTTGGGTTGGGAGCTTCGCTGTCGTCCTGACCTTATTGTACTTGATCGGGTCACTAACCAGATAGGGATCATTGATTACAAGACTGGTACGTCTGTTGATCAAGCTCCGATGAATTCTGATTGGCAGATGCGTGCTATGGCTATCATCATGGAGGCGAAGCATGGACCTGTTTCTTTTGGTGGTCATCTTCGTATTAAGAAAATTAAATCTACGAAAGGTAAGCCCCCTTATGTGCAGTTGAATCAGATGCGTTTTGATCCTGAAAGAATTCAGATTGCTGAGGATGAAATTAATCATTTGATGTGGCAGATAAGTAACGACGTAGTACACTTACCTTCACCTACTTGGACTTGTCCCTCTATGTGTAACTTTTATGATGCATGTGAGGCGAAGAGTGCTAACCAAGATTGGGAATATGTAATGTCAATCGATCATAAGAAAGGAAATGATGAGTGATTTAAAAGTTTACTTACATATACATGGTGTCTTTGGATCAGGTAAAACAGCCTTTGGGTTGACTGGTCCATCACCTACATTGATAGCTGACGTTGAAGGCGCGGCTTTCAAATCAAAACATGGCGGGTATAAACAACTCTGGTCTGATTGGGATCAAGAGAGTATACCTGAGACTGTTGTGTATCCTATAAAGAAAGAGGATGACCTTAAGTTTCTTATTGATTACCTTAAGTTAGGTGATCATCCGTTTGAAACATTTACAGTGGACAGCCTTACGCTGTACCAAACAAAGTTGAAGCGTGAACTGCAGCAACCTAATCAGAAGTTTAATCCTGATGCTGAGTTTACTTTTCATGCTTGGAATCGTGTGCTTAATCACATGCTTATGCAATGTGAGGATTTGCTATCGTTAGTTGAACCTAACGCTATTAAACCTATTAATGTTTGTTTGATCTCAGCTACAGATAGGGAGGCTCATTTTATGCGTCCTCTTCTGGAGGGACAGATTAGGAAACGATTGCCTGGTCTTGTAGATGTGCATGGGTTTATGAAAATGCAACGTGACAACGATGGGAAACCTCATACTGTCTTGCATTTTGAACCGACTGATTTGATAGATGCAAAGTGTAGGCTTTGGCAGATTGCAGAAGCTCACGATAAGGGTTATATTGTAGACCCAACTATAAAAGAAATAATCTCAATAATAAATAGAGAAGAATAGGAGAAATATATTATGCCGTCATTTAGTGACTTACGTTCAGGAGCGGAAGAGAGGTGGCAACCCGAAGAAGGTGGCCAATATACTGTCATCGTTGTTGAATGTCGTAATGGAGAAACACGGAATGGTTATCCTTCCGTGAACTTATGGCTTGAAGTCGTAGGTGAACAAGATAGTGGAGAACGTTTCTGGGATGGGACTTATTTCTCAGCTAACAAGCGTGCTAATTCAATGGCCTTCGCTAAACTTCAAGCAGCTAATAGTAATTTGGATGAGCCTTTCTGGGCTAAAGATCCTGATGATGTAGCAATTCAAAATGCTTTGATGGGTTCTAAGTTCAAGGTTCAAACAACTTTTGAAGAGAACCGTGATGGTGATCGCCCTTGGCTACGTTGTACATACATACCAATCGAGGACCAAAAGGTTGAATTCTAAATAAGGAGGAACAATGACACCGGATGTCGCTAATTCCATAGCTCGGCAGGCGAATGCCAAAGTAATAAGAAGGGAATTGCATCCAGCCATTGTTCTAAGTTATTTTAATCATGAACCTCAAGTTGTGGGAAGGTTACGCCTTAGTTACTCTTCCCCTTTTAGAAAAGATGCCAACCCTTCACTCGACGTATTCAGGAGTAGGTTACAAGAGTGGAGGGTTGGCGATTTCGCTGAAGGGTGGCAAGGTTCTGTCCTTGATCTCATCCTTCGTTTTAAATCAGAGTGGTCTGTCGATCAAGCTGTTGAGTTAGCTCGCCAGCTCTATGCTACACAGTTAGAGTCCGGCGTTGATTATGAAACCATGGAGAAGTCAAGTGCTTTTCGTTGGCCTAACCCTAAACATAATGAGGCTGCTGCTGAACGGTGGCATTATTACTACTCTCGTAACCATCCTTGCTTGCCTCCTGTTGGTTATCTTAGAAACAATTTTGATATTCATGTGATGGAGAACGAAATGGTTTGGACTCCTTACTATGATCAGGATAGTCGTGTCGTAGGGTATAAGACGTTATCTAAGAGTGGTGGCAAAAGAGCTGGTGCTGGTTCTAAGATGACTTTGTATGGGTCAAGGGAATCTTTACGCATGCTTCAGGAAAATGATGATCCTATAATTATTTGTGAGGGAGAATCAGATACTTGGGTTATGGATTATTTGTATGGGGATAGGTATGTTGTTGTTGGTTTCCCTGGTGCTAATCAAAACATTCAAGAGCTGTTAGGTATTTATGATCCGAGTGTTTGGCTTGAGCGTGATATTTCTATTGTCTTTGATGGGGATGCAGCGGGTACTTCGGGTAGGACTCAGGTAGCTCAGTGGCTTACAGCTCGTGGAGCTGATGTTAGTATCACTCCTTTGCCTGACAATAAAGATGTTGCTGATATGCAGGAGAAAGATATCCGTGATTTGTTTGACAAGTGGCAGATGCCTTTCGGTGAAGCGCAGAAAATTTTACGTGTTGGTAATTTGTATCGGAGGTTAACTTCTGATAACCAACAAGGTGCTGAGATTACTAACTGGGCTATAGATATTGAACGGTTTTTAATTGGTGAGAGTTCTGATACATGGGCTGTTGAAGGTCGTATTGCTCCTACAGGAAGACAGGTGACGATCACTGGTTCTCATTTTAGATCGGTTCAGAAACTTATTGATTGGTCGCAGGCACATGCTCGTCAATTTTATGGTAACACTACAGATGCTCAGAAGTTAGGTTCGTATCTTCTTAATGAAGCTACAATGAAACCTGTGGGTAGGATGACTACAAGAGTGGGTCTTCATCGTGGAGATTTTGTTTGGTCTAATGGTTCTATTGGTGATCAGGAGTGGCGGTACATAGCTAAAGAAACTGGTATTAAAATTGATGACAGTTTAACTATGTTACCTACACAGGTTACTAAGGAGCGGGCTAGTAAAATCTTAGAGAATTTGATTAACTTGCATAAGCATGAGGTTACTATGCCTATGCTTTGTTGGTTAGCTGTTGCTCCTTTACGTCCCCTGCTACACGAGTTTCCTATCTTGCACCTGTCTGGTACTAGTGGATCTGGTAAGACTACCCTCACGCAGATCCTTACTTACATGTTTTCCGGCTCTCGTATTAATTCCAACCTGACCACCACCACCCCCTTCGCCATATCATCTCACTTCATGGCCTCCAATGCCTTCCCTGTATGGTTTGACGAATACCGGCCTGGCGCTAGGGATGATGCTAAGAAGACTTTGGATCAATTACTTCGTGATACGTATACTGGTCAGGTATCTACGAAGGGTTCTATGAATCAGAATCGTGCGGAGGTTACGCAGATTCTTACAGACACGCCGGTGATTGTTACTGGTGAGGATACGTTGTCTGAGAAGTCTCATGTTGATAGATCTATTATGATTAATATCCCTATGGAGGGGAAGAATCGTGAGGCTATGGAGTTCTTTGAGTGGGAGCAGCCTATGGCGTATCTTTATTTGAGTTGGTTGCATAAGAGTTATTTAACTAATGAGGTTGTTCTTCCTAAGGTTAATCATTTGCCTGATCATTTGAGTGGTAGGCAAATGAATAACTTTAGAGTGTTACAGTATGGTTACAATTTGTTGCAGGACTTTGCAGAGTATTTAGATAACGGTTTGGTTATCCCTGATAAGTCATGGGATCTTGTGATACATGATGCTAAGACAGCTTCTGCTGAGAATCCTATACTTGAACTGATACGTTGGGCTTATGAATCTGAGGAGCGTGCTGTCTTTGCTTTGGAAGAAGAAGACAAGTTAGGTATCTCTACTATTGAGTTGATGCGTATACAGAATGCTCCTTGGGGTCCAAGGTTACCGTTACCTTTTGAGAAACATACTGCTTTTGGTAGGTGGTTAGAGGATCATATGGGGGCGAAGAAAGAAAGAGTTTTCCATCTTGGTAAACAGAAACGTGTGTATGTTATAGACTATGAAAGGGTGATAGATAATGCCTAAGATTGCTTTAGAAGATGCTGCTACAAGAAGTGCGTTACTTATGGCTATTGCTGTGGGTAAGACTAGAGCTGAAGCTTGTAGTGATGCGGGTATAACTGTTCAGACTTTACGTCGTCATGAGAAACGTGACCCTGAATTTGCTGAACAGTTACTTGATGCTGAGGAGGCTGCGTTTGATCAGGTTGAAAGACGTATGCGTGAGATGGCTGTTGCTGGTGATTCTTCTATGATTAAAGAGTATCGTTCTTTAAAGCGTAGGCGTGAGGCTCGTGAAGCTCGAACGTCTAAGGTTGAGGTTGAGTCTACGCATACTCATATTCTTGAAGCGGATAATACTATTCGTGAACTTATTGGTACGTTACAGGCACGTAAGGATAGGTATATTGAAGCTGAGGTTATTCCCCAATCTGCCATTGCCCCAAAGAAGATCCCGATGAAGCAGGTGGAGCAGACGGAGCAGGCGGAGCAGACGGAGTAAGATCCGGAGGTACTGGAGTTCCTGACATGGATGTTCCTAATGCGCTTTGAGCATTCATAGCATCACGTATTTTTTCTTCATCAGTTCGAGGGTCTTTCCTATTAGGTATCGTAGGGTTAGGTTCCAATGCTAGGAATGCAAGTTCAGCATTACTTAAGTTACGTTTTCCGTACAAAACAAAACTATCTATCATCCCAGGTGTTACTGCTATCCCAAGTAGGTTAGCTATTATTAAGAACTTAGCTCGCTGATTCACACCGCTTTCTTGTAGCTTTTTCAGCTCTTCTACGGTTCTGCTTTTATCATTATCAAATTCTGGTAACGTTTCTACCCCAGCTCCAAACAATAGTCCGGACATGACTGCCAGCTCTCTACGAGAAAGTTCATCTACAATCTTTAAGTATATTTCCCAATCTTCTAAGCCTGCTTTTACACCATCCTTATAGAATTGTTCTATCTCTGTAGTAACAGGACGCATAGCTCGCGCCGTTTCTTTATCTAATCCAGCAGCATTAAGCATAATCTCTATGTACTTGTTAGCTCTTTCGACATTCTTTTCTGTAGGGTCATCCCGCAGAAACTGGTTCTCCCTGAATGGCTGTATTCCTGCTGCTTCATAGTCCGCCAATGTTTGCGGACTAGTTAATGCCATAGCTATCTCTAATTTAATCTCAGGGGCTACTTGAATCTTGCCTGTTTCTTCTCCATCGTTTAATAGGATGCGGAAAGTTTCAATAGCGTACTCGACATTCTTTGCATAGTCTTCTTCGCTTACAAGATCCCTTGTAATAGCATCATATGGGACACCTATCTCATCCTCAAATTTTTCTCGAATCCCTTCAGGAAGATAACTTGCCAGCCTATTCTTATAGTCAGCTTTATCAAGCCCTTGGAAAATGAGCATCATTAACACATCGTTAGCTCTTTCAAGTTTGCCAGCATCAACTAAGTCAGACCAAGATGGGATATCTAGTCCTTCCTCTTTTGCCTTGCTAATAATGTTTGCCCATTCTCGTCTGATCTGGCCAACCATATTCATTTGTTGATCTTTGTTTAGTTCATAAACATTAAGGCCACCCAATGTACTAAGCATTCTTATTTTCCAACCATCAGCATTTTCTTGCGGATTTAATTCCATGTGTGGAGGGACTAATCCAAGTGGATCTCCTAACCCCCATTTCCCAGCATCTTTAAAGTATTGTTTAAGTGCTGGAATGCCCAAATTTACTAACTCAAATAAAGTATTCTTAACACCCCACTCTTCTATCCTTTTTCCTGTAAACATATTTTTACCATCAGCTAATTGATAGGTAAGATCAACAGCTTGTTTCGGACCATTAGCAAAGATATCTAACAAACCAGAAATTTGCTGACCAATTCTTAAAGGACCTCTCTGACCTGGATACCTAGAGTCACGTATGGATAAAACATTTTCTAATTCTTCCCCACCAAAGAAACCAATTAATGGATTGATATCTCCCAGGTTAAGGACCCAACCTACTTTCTCTATGGTTTCTAACGCACTTATTAATGGGGTTTCCATCCGAACCATGAAATCATAATCGTGAGCGCCGAACATGAACCCATTATCTCTGTAGAAATCAGGTTCAAATTTTTCACTAAGCGTATTCTCCCACCCAAAGAAGTTCTGCATTATTCCTTGCGTCATTTTTTGCGCTTTCCATACAGAACCAGGACTTGAAGTAAGCATACGTGCTTGCAAAACAGTGTTCTTTCTCATCCACGTATAGAATCTACTCACATTTTTTATATGTTCTTCTGTTTTAGTAAGGTCACCGTAGTCAAATAGGAATTGTTTTGTACGTACTGCTGCTGCTGAAGGAGCAAGCCCTTGATCTAACCCATCGAGGAACATAGCTAGTCGAGCATTGTCTTCAAAGAACGTACCCATAGCACGACCATGTCTAGTAATGGTATTGTTTATGTATTTTCTTTGCAGAGTATTCATTGCCTGTCTTCCACGATTCGTTGTGGTTGCTTTTTCTCTTAATTTTCTTTGTTCAAATATTGAGATATCTTTTTGAATGTCGTTAAAGAATGAAGTTCCAAGAATGCCATGTTCTCTTGCTAAATTTAAATTAAAAACATCATCTGGCGTTATCTTTGTAAAAGTATGCCCATAACCACCCTGACCAGGGTCCATTAATCTTTCATTCCTTGCTAAGTCATCGAGAGCATCATCGAATTTAAGATAACCACCTTTTTGCATGTGAGTTCGTACTTGCTTAGATACGTATTGTAATCTCATGCTATCTATAAGTTTCTTAGGATTTTTAAAACCACCAACAATCATATTAAAAAGGTTACCGACTTCGTTACGTATGTGGAATGCTGGTTTGACAACAGTTACCCAAGTAGCCCAGCCTGTGGTCCAAACATTAAGACTTCGGGCAAGTTTCCCTGGCATTAGTTCACCAGTTACTTTAGGGATAATGTTATTTACTAACTCATCAGCGATATCTCTATCAACTAATTTGGCTCCAGTTCCTGTTTCAACTGCTACATACTTACCTTCTAACTCTGGTACAAGCTCTAATCTGTCTAGGAATTGTTTTTCAGGTTCATGAAGGTTTGATTTGAATTTCTTTTTCGTACCTGTAACTGGATCTATAAAATCAAATTCAAAAATAGGATCTCCTGGACCGTCGTACTTAACGATTAAATCCCCATCTATAACAGCAGGACGTTCCCCAAATACTGGTCTACCAACATTATTATCCATAAGTTTTCTGTCATGTAAAACAAAATCTTGCAAATCACCTAATGTGTCGTAAACAATTCGTTTAGGTTCTATATCACCTGCGTAACGTATCCATGCTTGTACTGGATCTTGTTCATAAAGGTTATTAATAACCCAATCTTTATTGCTTGAATCTTTAAGAATACTTTGGAATATTTCTCTTACTTTTTCATTCAACCTAGCTACGTTCTTGACATGAGGAAAGAAATCTCTTGCCTGTAAACGTCCGCTACTACGAAGCATTGTTTGTATCTCATCAGCAGTTTGAGCTTGACCTATTATCTTAGCTTTT